TATAATCGGGGCAAGCGGGGAAACACCAAGTAATATTTTTAGTGGTGGTTCCGTGTATTCTTATACTTTACCTGAAAATTATAGTAGTAACATAAATAGAATAACACACACAGAAGATCCGGGCTTTGAAGATATAGGTACATTTGAAACGTTTAACCTATACATAAACGGACAACCCATTGAGAATAAACCAACAACATGGTTATCAAATAGTTATGTCATGTCTACACCATCGTCGAGTAACATTTTCTTCGCGAACGTTCCGTACAGTTCGAATTTATCCACATTAGAACCAATATCGGATATAAAAATTGGAAACTTTACGTTTTTAGAAAGAAATGTATATGATACGTGGGATAACACAGCTTTAGATTTTTACGGTGAGGGACCCCCGAATCAAATGTTAAGTGTTGGTGGTGAAGCGATCATCGAACAAAAATTAGGTATAGGGGTACAAATTCCAGTTAAACCCATCCACGTTTTAGGTGATATGCGACTAACAGACCAAAAACCCACAAACACGTCCGTCGATATTAGCTCTAAATCAAGTATATTCAGACAAACATTTGAAATAGTACCAGTAAGTCAGAAAACATATGAAGTTCAAGGAACTTTTCTTACGATATCTCCTGATGGTACTACAGCTGCTGTAACTTCATATACAAGCCCACCAGGTAATGATACGTTTTGGTACGTGTACATATATAATTGGAATGGGAGTTTATGGGAACAAAATGCGATTTTACAACCAGATATTATAGTAAGTAACGATCAGTTCGGAAGTTCAATTGCATTTTCATCGGATGGTAATACTATTGTTATAGGAGCATACGGCGACGAATCGGTGTACGTATTTTCAAGGGGTGGGTTCAATTCAATTTCATGGTCCCAGGAATTTAAAATAAAAGAGAGTGTTTCAACTTTAGGTAACCAGTTTGGATATTCTGTAGACATAAACGGTGAAGGTTCCACTATAGTTGTAGGTTCACCTAAATCGGATGACGATAAAGGTTCAATATACGTATATACACGCTCGGCGAATTCGTCTTGGAGTGAGACTAAATTAATTCAAGCTAATGTTAATACGGGTCATAGATTAGGTTCGGCTGTATCCATAACACCCGATGGTAATACTATTCTCGGAACAGCCGAGCGGGGGACTGCGTATTTCGCAGGTACTACCAGTGGTGGAATTCAAGGAGCCGCTGGAGCAGCGTATATATGGAAAAAATCGGGATCTACGTGGTCTCAATTAACTTGGTACCCAAGTCCAAATTATAATGAATACCCGGTGGCTGCTGGATTGAGCGTCTCTAATACCGTCCCGACTTCAAATATATTTTCATATGGACATAGTACCCCCGGTCAACCTTTTGGTTCCTATACAAATCAGTCTGCGACGCGATTAAATGATAGTTTTGGTACATCTTGTGATATATCCGACGATGGTAATACTATCATTATAGGTGCACCGGGAAGAAGTCAACAGTATTATTATAGTTATGGTGGTTTAACCGATTATAATATAGGAAGTGTATATATATTTAAATATAAATATACAGGCGCTCCTGTAACTGGGTATTCCTGGGTCGAAAATGCACATATACAGGCATCAGATTTCAAAAAGTATGATTACTTCGGGACATCCGTAGCTTTATCATCCGATGGTAACACCGCTATTATAGGTTCACCAAGACATGATTCTTCAAATGTAAAAGATAGTGGTGCTGTATACATATTTACATATTCTGGAATATCATGGTCTCAACAATATAAAGTAACACCACCAGTTCCCGTTATTAATGGTACTTTTGGTCAATGTGTATGTTTATCACGTGATGGTCTCGTAACCATGTTATCCAATAACGCAATGAATGTATTCAAACCGGTAAAGGTAATTGGTTTGGTAAACTCTAGTGGAGCTGAGGTATCTGTATCGGAAAAATATTTTTCAACAAATTTTTACGGAGAATACAATTATCAGATAGTCGTTCATGGTAATGGCGTGTCCACTGCATCACATAATGATTTAAAATATAACCCATACACAAAAACGTGGGTGGCCGTACCTAACCCGGCATCTGCCATCTTATTTTCGTGGAGACTTACAAATTCTACCGTTTACGTAGATAGTATGCGATTAGAAAATCCAGAATACGTTTATATATGGGACTACAGGACCCCGAGTTCATATTTATTTAGCTTTAAAAACCCTTATTTTAACGATGGATATTATAATAGTAGTAATGTATACACATACAGTTTACCAGAAGATTATTCAAAACAGTACATAAACACTCTAAAAGTAACGAGTAATTTACATGTAAATGAAAACATAACTACACCAAATAGGATAGGTATAAACATAACTACACCGGAAAAAGATTTACACGTCAAAGGTGATTTTAGAATAACAGATGAATCTGAAAATGTCGATTTCAGTATAATTAAGGAAAACACGTACGAAGAAAGTTTTTTAACTTTACCATTAACGGGTGAAGATATACTTGATTCCTACGATCATTACGGAAAATGTGTATGTATATCTGGAGATGGATCTACAATCGCTATAGCATCTCATCATTCAGATGGAACATTAAGTTCACAATCCGATCCGGGTAAAGTACATATATACACGCGAACTGGAAATAAATGGTCTCAACAAGTTATATTACAACCATACGACGTCACGGCAAGTGGTCATTTTGGCGAAGGATTATCATTTTCACACGATGGTACTACACTCGCTATAGGCGCATATAATACTACTGTAACTGCGTATAGTAATACATATACTAACGCGGGTGCCGTGTATGTATATTCTCGTTCAGGACGCATACTCAGTGGAGGGGAGACGGAGGCGATTAAAGGTACATGGACTCTCGAAAATAAATTAATACCTCCTCTTTCTGCATCCCTACCTGAATCAAATTCTTTTTTTGGATATAACGTTAGTATGAACGATATAGGTACTATAGTATTGATTACCGCTAAGAACGAAGAAAGTAACAAAGGCGCTTTTTATACATACGCTATTACAGGAGTACAAAAATGGGATTGTATGGATAGAACACCAGGGTCTAGTTCTGGTGATTTGGTATATAGTGTAAAAATTTCCGGAAATGGTCAACATTGTGTTGTCGGTGAAATCGGAGTAAATTCAGGTGCGGGTAGAGTCCAATTTTATACACAATATTTAGCGAGTGATGTATTTGCGCCAGCAGGTGATATTTCTGGGACGTCGGCAATACAGTGGAATCTAGTACAAACTATAACACCAACAGATCTTAGTGCTGGTGATAGTTTAGGTACGTATATCGCTATAGACGAAATAGGAAGTACATTGGCTTTAAGTGCACCAAACCAAAATAGTAATTCGGGTGCTGTTTATGTGTATACTAGAAGTAGTGGATCAGTATGGACTCAAGAAACTAAGTTAACGTCTCTGGATTCCGGGGGTTTGTTTGGACATGATATACAGTTATCTTCAGATGGTACTAGACTTGCTATAGGACAACCCAATTCGGGTGATTCCGTATACCTGTATGAAAAGATAGATTCTAAATGGGGTATAAAAACAAAGTTAACAGCGAGTTATGATGGAATTATTCCAACGGCGGTTGCAAATATAGGAACACCAACGACAGATTACGGGTATAGTGTTTCAATGACATCAGATGGTGATAGAATTATAGTAGGAGACCACCAAAAAACGATAAACAATATGATATCAGCTGGTGCGTCTTATATATATAATATACCTACAATTACTAATACAAGTTTAAGATTATCAACTTCAGTTAAAACTGATAATGACCTTCTAGTACACAGAAATACAGGTTTAGGTATAGAATCACCAGAAAAAAAGCTACACGTTTTGGGTGATATTAGACTAACAAATACGGATGATGTTGATATTTCAGTATTATCAAGTGTGACTACAATAGAAAAAACGATATATGGACTAAACAAGATTGAAGGAAATTATGTTTTGGGAAGGGGTATGGATATGACACGCGATGGTGATATAATTGCATTCACTGATGGAACTTATGGGGCCGCAACTAATCGTCTTTATTTGTTTAAAAGGTCGGGATCAATATGGTATAAATACAGTGAATATACTATCTCTGGCAATAGCGACACTTTATCTTTATCCGGTGATGGTAAAAGAATTGCCTTTCGGACAGAATACAGCACAACTATAATAAATACAGTAAACCCCCACTATAGAGACCAGGTTATACTACAGGATTCAGATTCAGATATATTCTACATGGAATGGGTTGGCGATTCGTATAACTATGTAAAGTTGTCCGAAGATGGTGATACACTTTTAGTATCTTATCCCAAATACGAATTGACACCCTTATATGACAGCTATTCTTCAAACGTAGTAGCAGCAGGTGTAGTTGATGTATACGTATATTCGGGTACAGATAACTCGTGGTCGAGACAGGCTAGACTTAAATCCAATACCCCTACTGCGAATGACGAATTTGGAAGAACTATAGATATAACTGGTGATGGAAATAGAGTGTTTGTTCGGGCGCCCGATAGAGTTGAAATATTCCAACGGTCAGGTACGAATTGGAGTCATCTACAAACAATATCCAATCCAGTAACAAACGATAATCAAGATGTTTTTGGGTATGGAATATCCGTGTCCAGTGATGGTCGTAATGTAGCTATTTCGGACCCATTCTATGACACAATTAACGTGACATTTCACTATCAAGGTAAAGTATACACGTATTATTACAATGGTAGTTCCTATGACACGGGATCTAACGATATCGCCACGATAACTGGAGCACAAAATGATTATTTAGGATACGAAACGCGTTTATCGGGTGATGGAAAAACTTTATTAGTAAGTACTCGTGCAAGAGATTCCACCACCCTCCTATTTACTGGAAAAACGCATAGGTATACTGAAACGAACTCAAGTTATATCAGTTTATCCGGTTATAGTCCATCATGGAGTTTAACGGAAGAACTCGTCCCGGAAGCTGAGACCATCCCAGAAAACTATCCAATATATGGAAGAAAGATATCTATAAACTATAAAGGTGATAAATGTGTCATACTCATGGCTAATGGTGGAGGCACAAACGACCGCGCCATTAATTTTATAGATATACACAACCTATCCGTTACAAACGAACCAACCTTAAATATATCTAAAAATCTCCATGTAGAAGACTCACTTTCGGTTGGTAACTTGAAACCATCCGATAAAAGGGGAGCTATTCATATATATGAACCTGTAGGATCGAGTCATCACTCGACCAACGACGCGTCACTTGTTTTAGAACACGGTGATTCGGGTGGTTCATCGTGTATTCTGTTTCCAAGTGCAAGAAATGTAAATTCGGATTATGGATACATACAATACGAAGATTCAACGCTTTCCGGGGACGAAAAAAGTCGACTCATAATTGGAACGCAAAATGATGGAGTGGGTATAAATTCAGATAATGTCATATTAAATCCATCTGGTGCTGTTGGTATAAAAACGACCAATCCAACATGCTATCTGGATTTAGGGAGTACTGTCGTAAATAGAATTATTAGCTTATATGGTGGTAGTTCTTCAGGCTCAACGAATTATTATGGTCTTGGAATAAATAGTAGTACTTTAAGATTCAATGCGGATAGCTCCGGAGCTGTCCACAGGTTTTATGGTGGTTCAACAAGTTTTGGATACGTAAATAATGGTACTGGATTCGTCAATACATTCACTGGACAACATAAATCGTTCCCACATGAATCACTCTCGGGTAAGACTGTGGATGAACTTTCCGGACTTATCGTGTGTGCATCGGGTGAGCATATTTCCGTTAATGACGCTATTCCACAAAGAGGTCAAGATGGTATTACCATTTCAGAAGCGGTTCCGTCTGTAAAACTCTCCGTAACCGAGAATGAGAAAACTGTATTCGGTGTCGTTTCAAACGTTGAAGACCCTGAAAGTACAGAGAGAGAGGATAGAAGTGGTGCTTTCACATCTACGTTTATAAAACTAGTGGGTGACACGCGTATATATGTGAATAGTATCGGTGAAGGTGCCGTTTGGGTGGTGAATACAAACGGGTCATTCGTGAATGGTGACTACATCACTACATCTAACGTAGCTGGTTATGGTCAAAAACAGGTATCAGACTCACTCAAAAACTATACAGTTGCAAAAATTACGATGGATTGTGATTTCGTAGGAACAACTGCCCCAAAGAAACGCATAAAAAAGAAAACCGTCACGGAGACACTCGAAGAAACAGTCGAAGAAGAATATGAAGATAATATGCCAGAGGATGTCTATACATATGATGTAGACCATGAATGTTATGTGAAGACCGTAAAAGATAACATAACAACTAAAACTCGATCTGTGATGCAGGAATATGAACTACGAGATTCCGATGGAAATGTTATTATCGATACAGCTTCAAATACACCGGTAGTATATTCGGGTAATAAAATTGTCGTTAAGACAGTGACACATGAAGTCTATGATCTCGACGAACACGGACAAATCCAATGGGAAGATGACCCAACGGAAACAGAAAAAGCTTATAAAATCAGGTACCTCGATGCGAATGGTGTCATCACAGATGAAGCGAATGCCGTTCATACAGCGGCTTTCGTCGGGTGTACGTACCATTGCGGATAACGAATTGAAAATAACTAATTAATTTACCATTCTGGAAAATGTCAGAATGGTAGAAAGTTTTGTTTACTTACTTTCGTGATGGGAGCGTGTCCATGATTGCTAAGGCGATAACACCCGCAATAAAGAACAAAACAACATAATTACACTCCGTATCTTCTCCTCTACCAGTAGAATTTTTAACTTTCTCCTGGACTGGGACTGATACTTCTCGTGAAGGTCTCGGCCTTTCGATAGGATCTTCGTCTAATGGACAATAACCTATCATATACTATATTTTACAAATTAATTTCGACTGTTTTTTTCTTTCGACCACGTTTAGCTTTGGTCTGAGTAACTTTAACTTCACGCAATTCTCCGTCACCTCCTTCAACGTCACCTGATATTGGTGCCTCGGCAATATCCGAAATATCATCATCTTCGTCATCGTCTACGATAATTTGTTCCTGTGCTGGAATACTCGTCGTGTTCATGGGTGGTGTTGGTGGCATCATAATGTTACCCATGAGACTTGAAATGTCGAACCCAGGTCCTTGCATTTCGTGTTTACCATCACTTGAAGGTTCGGAACCTTGTTGTGATTTTGGTACTGTGTTTTGAACCGCGGACATCATATTTTGAACCAGTCCTGGATTTTGTTTAATCACATCATTCATGTTTGGCATGACCGATTTGAACATACTATTCGTCAAATGGAACATCATAGCCGAGCCTCCAAGCATCATAATAAGTTTGATTTCTGGGGCGACGTGCATTTTAGTTCTATACTTGACGTATAACTCTTCAAAAACTTCATCATAATCGTCGACATTTTCCATAACGTTTTCAGACCACCCTTCGAGTTGAATTTCGAATGGGTTATACTTCTTATTCATAAACTCGAGGCCTGTCGTACACGCGATAAGCATACGTCTCGCAAATTTAATTGATTTGTCTACATCTATACTATACGTTATTCGCTTTACTTCGTTTCTAAGTTCGTCTATAGGGGAATAGGCATTCAAGCGCTTGTTCACAGTAAACCCCTTTTTTTCCAAACGTCCGAGTTTATTAACAAGATCCGCTTTCTCTTCATCAATTGTCTTAAAACCGGGTGATGGTTTTTCTTCCTCTTCTTCCATCATATATCCACCACCTCCTCCTCCATAATCCATATCGGGTTCGTCGTCGTATTCGTGATAATCAAGAGGTGCTTCTGGTGGAGGTACAGATGGTTGTGATTGTTTATTTGGGTTAGCAAACGAGTCGATATCTTCCTGGAAAACCTGTTGTTGCGGTGGTGTAAATTGTGTTTTCATCTGGGCAATTTGTTTTTTTACAGGCTGTCGTCGAGGAACATCAATTTCAATTTCGTTCATCAGGGCCTGTTCATTATCATCAAGTTTCATAACATTCGTATTTTTACGATCAAGAATAATTTCACCGTCCATTAGTATTACTCTTTATATTGAAACTATTCTATTCTCTTTAACGCACTTTATAAAAAATGTTGTTTCAATATAAATGAAACTTAACGCTACCAACAAAAACACGATCAAAGCTATCGTCATCATCATCGCAGTATTGTGTGTTCTCACAATGTTCCGTACCAGTGGGTACCAGGGTAAAGATGTCGAAATAGAAACCGTCAATACGGGTTCGCTTTTCGATATTCCATCGACCCAAGAATGTTTGGGTGATGCATACTATTCCGACAGTAAAGGTGGTGTATGTGACGGCCAAAAACTTGTTCGAGAACAAGCGGGGTATAAGATGAAGTAAAATCTCCAGTATATATAAATGGCTTTAGTGACTAGTCAATCCACCTTACCCGATTTCGAATATGAACACCATACCGTCATTCTTGATAACTTGGATCATAGTTCAGATAACACGGAATTTACACTTCATTTACCAAAACCCCTAGAAAATGTTGTCCAGGTGCAATTACTTGCTGCGAGTATTAACACGAGTGATGATGATCAAAAGTGTATACACATCGGTATAGAACAACTTAAAACCAATTTTTCACAACGTGGAAAAAAAGACCTCGAAGACGCTGATGATAACCATCTTAATGGTATTTTCGGTACCATTCTTTGTGAACATGTAATGCACGGCCCAGATGCAGCAGATACTGGAGACAAAGTAGGTACCCAAAAAACGGTATTCTTCAGAAACGAGTACCCAATTATTCAACAATATTATAACCCAATTCGTAAACTCGATAGGTTAACTTTTAATTTAGATAAACAAGATGGTACCACAGCCGCATGTGGAGATGTAATTTTTATTTTTAAATTTGTGTGTAAGAGAAGAAACATATCCTATTAATTATTTCAGGGCGTCGTGCACTTGTATTTTTAACCTTTTCTTATTATAAATGTCATCTGGTATTGTTCAACTTATAGCAATTGGTGCTCAAGACGAACACATTATGGGCGAACCAGAAATATCTTTTTTTACGTCAACGTTTAAACGACATTCTAACTTTTCACAATCCGTTGAAAAACAAACTATTCAGGGAGATGTGAAAGCGAATTCTATGTCATCTATTCGTTTTGATCGAACAGGTGATATGTTAGGGTATACATATTTAACAATTGATAATAATACACAGGCGCTTGATATCCAGAGGTGGGATACACTCATAGATAAAGTTGAACTTCTTATTGGTGGACAGGTTATCGATACACAAGATGCGGTTTTTACCGAAAAAATAGCAATCGATACGTTTGCAACAAACGTTTCAAAAAGTGCGAATGGTACACACCCAGGTATAAGTGCACGTTCCTATTTCTATCCATTTAGATTCTTCTTTTGTGAGGGTGCACAGTGTGCTTTACCCATAGTGGCTTTACATTACCATAACGTCGAGTTACGTATACATTGGGGACCAAATGCGGGTAACTATAATTTTGAGTGTTATTCAAACTATTATTACCTCGATAACGAAGAACGTGGTAACCTTGTTTCGCGTAACCATAATTTAATTATTACACAGGTTCAAAAAAGTATTCCTTCAAATGAACTTTCACAGGAATTGACATTTAATCATCCGGTCAAGTATCTTGCATCTTCAGATACAACGACTGAAGGGGCATTAACGTCAACAACCAATAGAATAAAAGTTGAAATAAACGGTTTAGATATAGGTAATTTTAAATGGGCGAAACCACACTTTATAGACGTTATGAACTATTATCATACAAATTTTGTTACGTCCCCCGATTTTTTCTTATACTGTTTTTGCTTATCGACGAGTTCACTCCAGCCGACAGGAACGCTCAATTTTAGTCGATTAGATTCTGCAAAGATAGTCAGTCAAACCATGATAATTAGTGATCCTATATACGCAGTCAACTACAATATACTTCGTATTGAAAATGGTATGGCTGGTCTTATCTATGCAAATTAAAATACGTACCTATATTAAATGGTTAAAAACATACCGACCATCGAGCGGTCTACCAAAATCCGGTTTGGTAAACATGCTACGGACGACCAGGGCGAAAACACGATCGTATTCAATGCTTCAAATGCAGCTATAGATACATCAGTTCCAGGGAGTATTTACATGACACCACTTCGTCAAGAAGATGATATAACATCCAGGGATATAACCATGATAACGTATAATACAGAAACCAAGGAAATTATAGATTCGAATGTACCTGCGGTTGATCTTTTTTCGATTAATTTACAATATGCGACGAATAATGATAACGTTACATCAAATACGGTTCGTTTTATAAATGATACGACTTCGTTTGTAACAACTGGTAATGTCGGTATACAGAATACAAGTCCTACACACGCACTCGATGTAGGTTCAAATGTTCATGTAACCAAAGATGGTGAAGTACGCGTGGGACCTTCTATTTTAATAGATTCTAATGCAGATAATAAAATTCAAGTTTCGGGTAGAATAAATACAAATTCAATAACTGTAGACCGTATTGGTTTATCTAACACTAATCCAACTATAACGGGGTTAAGTTTAGGTTCGAATACGTTTTTACAACACCCAACTGCATCCATAAACGCGTTTAGTACCACGGGTAACGTAAGTGCGGCATTTTACCATGGCGATAGTTACTTTTTATCAAATCTGAATTTAGATAATATCATTTTACAAGGTAATACAGCTGCTTCTAAAACGGTTGAATTTAATAAAAGTGATACATCTTTAATAACGGCGAGTAATGTTGGTATAGCAAACGCTCTGCCTGTACACACGTTAGATGTTGGTTCGAACTTATTCGTAGACGATAAAGGTTCAAATAAATTAGTTGTGACTGGTAATACGTTCACATCGAGAAAAGCTTTAGTTGGGTCTAATCTTGTCATGGATACACTAGGATCTAATGTTGTCGAAGTTACGGGGAACACGTTTACCTCGAGAAAAGCTTTGATTGGTTCAAACGTTACTATAGATACACTAGGAACCAATGCCATTGAAGTTACGGGGAACACGTTTACCTCGAGAAAAGCTTTAGTTGGGTCTAATCTTGTCATGGATACACTAGGATCTAATGTTGTCGAAGTTACGGGGAACGTAAACGTATCGAATTATACAAAAACAGACTATATTACCGTACAAAAAGATGCACACGTAAAAGGTAACCTTCTCGTCGAAGGTACGACAACAACAATTGATACAACAAATACAACTTTCGGAGATGCCGTTATAAGTCTCGCAAACAATAACATATTAACGACTACCGATATTGGTATTATTATGAAACAACCCGGTAGTAATGCAAGTCCAACGGTAACTTTTAGAGGTGACGAAAAAGAAATGATGATCGGCTACACACTAAACAGTTCTTTAGATACTGAAATCACACCCGATTATGCAAATGTTATAGATTTACACGTCTATGGTAACGTAATAGCACAGAATAATATAACACTTACATCGGGTGAATTGACGGCAATTACTGTAAACAGTAACGTTGTTGGTGATAATGTTGTTGCTACGAACGGAATGTATGGAACAATTGCTGGTTCAAATACTATAAGTGCTTCGACAATAAACGCAGTAACCATAAACAGTAATGTTGTTGCTGATAACGTCGTTGCTACGAACATGTATGGAATAATTGCTGGTTCAAACACTATAAGTGCTTCGACAATAAGTGCAATAACAACAAACAGTAACGTTGTTGGTGATAATGTAAACGTAACAAATAATATAGAAACAACATCTGGGTTCTTTAAAGGTAATGGTGGTATTCTCTCGAACGTCTCTCTTCAACAAGTTACGGATACGAGTAACTCTACTACAAACACTATCGCATCAACAAACACAACAACCGGTTTCATATCGAGTGGTAATGTTCACGTTGGAAGTAATATACAGGTTTCAGGGTTAACATCGGGTTTCGTACCAATCGTAGGTTCGGATAAGTTTTTACACGATTCAGTAATAGAATATTCCGGTGATACAACTACAATATCATCAAATGTCGAAATCACAGGTAATTTATCAGTTCTAGGTAAAACGGTCACTATTGAGTCGGACTCGTTAGTTATCAACGATCGCGTTTTGGGTATTGCAAATAACAACGTGTCGCATTCACTCGATGTTGGTATAATCATGGGACACCCGGGACATAACATTGCATTTATACACCACGGCCAACCAGTTGAAGGTGACCCACACGAACACGAAATGGTACTTGGATATACACAAAACACGGTATCGGATAATCATATTCTTGATGACGCAAATATCATAACGTTCCGAGTTTTAGGTGATGTCATCGTACAAAACAACTTAACACTCACGTCCGGTGATTTAACGGCTATTACTGTAAACAGTAACGTCGCCGGGGATAATGTAAGTGCGATTACTTTGAATGGTAACGTTGTTGCTGATAATGTTGTTGCTACAAACATGTATGGAACAATCGCTGGTTCAAATACTATAAGTGCTTCGACAATAAACGCAGTAACCATAAACAGTAATGTTGTTGCTGATAATGTTGTTGCTACAAACATGTATGGAACAATCGCTGGTTCAAATACTATAAGTGCTTCGACAATAAACGCAGTAACCATAAACAGTAACGTTGTTGCTGATAATGTTGTTGCTACAAACATGTATGGAACAATCGCTGGTTCAAATACTATAAGTGCTTCGACAATAAACGCAGTAACCGTAAACAGTAACGTTGTTGCTGATAATGTTGTTGCTACAAACATGTATGGAACAATCGCTGGTTCAAATACTATAAGTGCTTCGACAATAAACGCAGTAACCATAAACAGTAACGTTGTTGCTGATAATGTTGTTGCTACAAACATGTATGGAACAATCGCTGGTTCAAATACTATAAGTGCTTCGACAATAAACGCAGTAACCATAAACAGTAATGTTGTTGCTGATAATGTTGTTGCTACAAACATGTATGGAACAATTGCTGGTTCAAATACTATAAGTGCTTCGACAATAAACGCAGTAACCATAACTGGTGATGGTTCGGCTATCACAAACTTAGACCCCTCTAATTTGAGCTCACAAGTTTTACTTACCAAGGGTGGTACCGGTTTAACTTCTGTAGCAGAAAACGAATTGTTGTTAGGTCCAGCGTCTGGAACTGCTTTGACTAAACTTACACCTTACACGGGTCCAGCAGATGTTACAGTTCCAGTAGCTATGACCGCTAATTCATCGGGTGGAAATACAGCATCTTCGGGTGATAGTTCCGTAAACGCGTATAAGGCGTTTGATGGAAGTGATAGTACCAACTATGTATCCCCAGAAGCTTATAGTTCTTCCTCTCCTTATGGGTACACGGGAAGTAATTCTTTGGGTGGTGTAAATGGAGAATGGGTAAAAATCCAACTCGCGAGTGCTTTCGCACCAACATCGGTATTTGTAAAAGCAAGACCAAATGGAACTAATTTTGCTGTGCCTCCAAATTCATGGCGTATTATGGGAAGTACTGACGGTACAAATTGGACACAATTACACGCGTCTACAACACTTGTAGATTCCTCATCCGGTACTACAGAGTCTTTTACCAATACAACATCCTATACATACCTTGGTATTGTTGTTACCAATATAAACTTTCCGGGTATGAACGACAGAAAATGGACACTGTCACATCTTTTATTTTCAGGTCCTGGACCGGGACCATCTGAAAAATTCCTTAGAAGTTCAGCTGCGGGTATAGTGTGGGATGAAGTTTCTTCGACTTTACAGACTATTACAGATGGGGGTGCATCGACAACTAATGAAATTTCATTTACGAATGGGGTAACATCTTTATCAGCTTCGGGTAACGTAGTTGTTACGGGTAACGTTACAGCTTCTACATTTAAAAGTACAACTCTGACTTCAGGTAAAATACCGTATACAAATGCGAATAAGGAACTCATTGACGGTCCAATAGGTCATGATAGTACAACTAATGTTACATCTGTGGCTTCAAACCTTGTCGTTACAGGTAATTTAACAGTACAAGGTACTACGACATTCCAACACAGTAATATACACACTGTTAGTGACCCTATTATAGAAATAGGTAACGCAAATGCCATTGACACCATAGATATGGGTGTAATTATGACACGCCCGACCGCAAATGTAGTTTCGGGATACATGGGCGACGAGAAAAAATACGTTATCGCGTATACACTCACTGACCCAGACGGTGCACATATCGTTCCTACGAACGCAACGTCGGATCAATACATGACTTTGAGTGTTGAAGGTGGTAATGTTTTGGCGGGTAACGTTATCACGACTTCACCTATAGAAATGTCTAGTGGTGGTACCGGTTTAACTTCAATTGCACAAAACGAACTGTTATTAGGTCCAGCATCTGGAACTGCGTTAGCTAAACTTTCGGCTTACACGGGTCCAACATCTATTACAGCTCCACCAAGTGGAATGTCAAGTACTACACAAACCATTGGTGGTATTCAATATACATCATCCGCTTCTACGACCGTGTCAGGTACGGCAACCAACAACGCTTTTGATCATGATAATGCTACCATATGGCGATCTTCTAACCAACCGGGTGAGTATTACACAGGTTTAGGAAATTATAATGGGTCTAACACCACTGGATCTTATTCTGGTGCATGGATACAGTTATATAGAGCAACTGCAATAGCACCCACATCTATTCAAATAATTCCAGCGCAAACAACCTTTGCCGCACCAAATGAATGGAAAGTATTTGGAAGTACCAACGGTTCATCTTGGACTGAA